TCGAGGACCGAGGCGGAGATTGCGAAGCCCGGATCCGATATGACGGCGTAGATTTCATCGTTGGTTAGGTCAGCACGGACTAATGAACAGCAAACTGCGAATAAGGCTTCACTTCTACTGGGGTATTTGTTCGGCGAATCTGGCAAAATTCCTTGTACGATTAGAACTTTGATATTGTCGCTGACTTTATCGCCGAGAGAATTTATGTCATCGATTCTTTTGATGTCCCCGGACAGTTTGATCTTGGTATTGGCTGAGCCGAAGCCGGATGCTTTGTCCTGGACAGGCACCGATTTCGTGAACGCGGTGATAGGATAGACGTTGTCGTTGAACTCGATGAGCTTGGCCAGCGTGGGCACACGTCCTTTGGAAAGTTTACGGGCGTCGGGCCTATTAATCGTGCCAACGAGCCGAAAAATTCTATCAAGATTATGAGTTTGATCCCCCGAGAAGGCCAGTTCCAAGGCGATATTATATCTTTTCGCGTCTTCGTATGCGATTTCCCGGCCCTGGATGGGAATAGCTTCCGATAATTTCCACATCGCCTGAAATCCCCCACCAGAAAATAGGATAACAGTGGGGTGAGGAATGCCCGCCGGTGGGTTTTGAAGGGAGTGAATAATCCTTTTGCGTTCGGCGTCAATGTTTTCCCCGGCCCGAGGATCCAGATCCAAATGACACCAGTCCATGCTCTCAATATCTTCGCGTGATGGTTTTTTCGAAACACTGTATCTACATTTATTCACCGAAAAATAGATATTTTTCGTAGCCCCGTGTTCCTCAAGCCACTCCATCACGGCGTCCGGCTCGGTGAACGTTGAGGTGACGATACTTTTCTTATCCAAAGTAATAGCCGTCAAAATCCACGGGCCATTCTCACACCATCGTTGAAGAAAACTTACTGATTCTTGATAATTAGGTTCAACCATTATTCTCCTTTGTCTTTGTTCTACGGCCGAATCACCTTGAGGGCTATCGTTTCCGCTACTTCCGTTGGCATTAAAAATGTTTGTATTGTCGGTTTTGGTGTCCATACTTTATCCTGATACCTCACTTTGTAAATACGACGAAGATGTAATTTACTAAAAAGGTAAACTATTTCATAATTGCCTTGGACATAAAGCCATGTATTGTCTTCTCTCATTATACCACTTGGTGCCCAATAAGGCATGGCCACACAACTCTTTTCAGCAACTTCAATAGAAACATTCCCCGTTTCTGTACACCTATTATCCAACTTCACCTCTATGCCTTGCCTGCTTTCACCTATATTTATTTGATCATATTTTGTGGTATAATAATCAATAGGTATCCCCAATTCTCTGGTAAATATTTCAGCAATATATTCTTGATACTCCTCACCCTCGCTAAAGACCGTTAGCCTATCTGCATCTGGGTAATTAGGCTTGGTTTCCATATTGTTCCCACCCTTTCTGGTTGCCCCTGGCAAATAATTCGAGTTTCTTACCATAATGGTATAACGTTTCAATAATTTTGTAAAACTCCACAGGTTTTTTGCTATGTTTTGTACGTTCAATCGTCTGTACGCTATCAATAAGTTTTGCTACATCCGGCTGACAAGAACCGCGAACGCAAATTAGAAGGAACTCGTGACGAACAGAATTGTAGTGCCCCATATTGTGTTTTACTTTGTCCCAGACAAAGCTTGCCTTATACTTAAAGCCCCACGCCCTGACTACCTCAAATGACTCCTCTAAAATAGGTGAAGTGACCCAAAGAAAAAGGACGGCATTGTCCTCACAAATAGATTCCACCGGCAATTCACAAATCTCTTTAAGCGACATGACTGGGTAATGGTCTCGTTGTTCTGTTTGGTAATCGGGTTGGGTGTTACCATAGCTCCAGGGTGGGTCAGCATACAACACCCGGTACTTAGCATCAGGCAAACATACTTTCTTCTTGATCTCCTCTGCCTTCTTTTTGCGACGTACTTTCGTCTTGCTTGTTTTATTTGTAATATATTCTTCCTGTGTTTCTTCCCCTGCACTCGCCATCATCTGGGCTTCCGCAGATTCCCTCTTCGATATGCCAAGTTCGAGAAGAGTGGGGGGATCATCTTCCGGTGGTAACGCGAGGTAACTGCCGGAAATATCCTTTCCCTTGAAACTTCCTTTGGTTCCCTTTGCACGTTCCGTCGCCAGTAGCATCTCCCCCATGCGTATCTCTGCCCGGCGGCTATATGATTCGCAATATTGAACGGCCTCTTTGCCGAGGCCCTTACGCTTGGCCCAGTCAGCCGCTGTTAAGGCAAGGTCTTTCAAATCCTTGGCCTTCTGGATCGTATTGGCTTCAGCGAGTAAATGGGCCGCTTGTGTAAATATTGTTAGTGAATTTTTAGTTTCCATTCATCAATCTCCTCAATGTTCTGTTAGTTGTTCGATACCTGACGTTTAACCCAAGTCCATGTTCTTTCACAATCACCACTCCCACGTCACAGTTATAGGCCGTACTTGATGTTTAACCCAAGTCCACGTCCTATTTGATTTTTCATCTAAGTGCTCAGCCATTTCTCTGGCCTGTTTGCGGGTGGTAAAGACGAAGGGCCTGCCAGCAAAACGATTTTTCACATCAAAAGGAATGAGGTCAACTCCATACACACCAATTGGGCCTGTCCAACGCTTACTCCACTTGGCCTTACTATTGGCCCTTATCGTGTACCAAATTCCCCAAACTCTGCGTGTTCTTTTCATCATCATTCTCCAATAATCGCAATCAATTCACCCACATCCAAACCCTTACGCCAAACGGCCCGTGCATGATAATACAATTCGGCCCGTGTCTCTGTACCTAAATATTGAACGGCAACGTCCCCCCAAAACAGTAACCATTCCCGGCCACACTGTAATAGCACCCATACGGCCCCACCACGCCTGATTCGGCGTTTGATCCACACCTTTTGAGACTGCAGCAGTGGGTGATCCAGTGTGACCACTGTGCCCTCTCTTTTTGGCCAGGCCCGCAACCATTTCAGTTCTATAAAGCCGCCGATGAAATTGACATCAGGCGTCCCTGGCCCCGCTGGATTCTCGACAGCACAAGCATCCAATTTCTTGAGACGTTGTACCAAATTTTTTCTCATCCCGGACTCAGACATGGTCTCTCCTAACAGGATAGTATAGTATTCTGGCTTCATCGAATAGAGCCAATGTCTTGTTGACCGATTCCTGCCATCGGGCCAAATAATCTGCTGTTGGTTCCCAATAAATCACTCTGGCAATCCCAGCCGAGAGGATATTCACAGCACAGCGGCAACATGGCACAGTGGTACAATATAGGGCGTAACCTCGGACAGATTCATGGGCGTGAAGCAGGGCATTGGTTTCTGCGTGAACAACCAACTCATATTTGACTTCCCGATTCTCAAGCCGCTCTGAGGTATCTGCAACTCCATGAGGGAAATTGTTCACTCCATAAGAAACAATCGAATTGTCCGGCCTCACGATGACTGCTCCTAACTTGGTGGATGGGTCATGTGACCATCCTTTTAGCAGATCAGTCATTTCCAACCACCGTCTACTCCAAACTTGTTCTTCGCTTAACTCAAATCCCATCTTGCCACCTCAACTTTCTTGCACATTAAACTCACAGCTACAACCCTAAGCTGTAGCGATTTATCTGAGCATACTATATGTGGAGCCCAAGGATATTTTGTGTCCCGGCCCTCGATCTCGACCAACATACTCACCCACCTTGGCCATGCTGAGGCCTCTTGGTTACGTGGCTCCAAGACTCTGACCGTGTGCTGTGGCCCATACCAAGCCTCAAGGTTGAATCGGGCAATGAATTGGCCTTGGGGGCCCTTCATAACAGAATTGACCTTGGTAATCAGTTCAGCCATCTGTCCTGGTGTGAGATTCTTTTGATAGTTGAGCGTCAAGTGTAGCTCTGGCCTTTATGAAATCTCAGGCACACATAATAGTTTTTCTCGGTTGACATTATTTTGCCTCTCCCCAACTTGGCCCTATTTCTGTATCAACCCTAAATGGCACATTTGCTGTAACACATTCTCGCATCAACTGACCCAATTCCTGGGCCTCATTCTGATCCGCTGCGGTATGGTCTAATTCATCATGAACCTGTAATTGGATAGCAAATCCGGCCGCATCAGCCTCAACCATCGCCACCTTGGTTTGATCCCCCGAAGAGCCTTGAATGAGCCGATTCAAGGCCTTATGAGTCCAATCCCAACCACCATTGGTGTCTTCAGGAAATCGGCAACGCCGTCCTGCTATCGTTTCTATATACCCTCGGTCATTAGCCCGTGACTGTGTCCTTTGAGCCATCATCTTAACAAACGGAGCCCGCTTGTTAAACAAATCCAATACCGCCTGGGCTTCATCTCCGGCCACCTCAATTCTTTCTCCACGCCGATTAGTTATCCATTTGGTTGGCAGATATAGGCCCCGCGCCAACTTGGCCCCGCCCATTCCGTAACACAAGCCCAGGAAGATGATCTTGGCATTGGTGCGTTGAACTTTGGTCGGTTCTTCATTATCCAATAGGCCATATATAGTACGAGCCATCATCGTATGATTATCAGTTAAAGGATCATTACGGTATTTATCAGCTGCTATTTTTGCTCCAGGACACCTACATAATTCAGCATAATGGACAAGCCATCTTGGTTCCTGTTGACTGAAGTCGTTACAAGACCAAATTCCACCCTCATCTGGTACATAAATTGACCGCCACATTTTAGCGAAATCATCTCGACTTGGTTGTTGTTGAAGATTTGGCTCACAGCAGGACAAACGACCATATCTGGCACCCTGGCCGTCACCCTGTCCTGAGTCCGATTCACGCCTGAGTTGGTTGAAAGTACAATGAATCCGGTCACCTATAGCGTGTCTACGAACGGACTCAGCAAACGTGGTGCGGAGCTTATTGACCTTACGAGCCCGCACCAGGGCATCACCCACTGGATGTTTCAAGTTTATGAGCAACTCGTTGTCGACAGACGGTTGGTGGGTCGATGGGGTCAGAGGCACTGTCACGCCGATGGCCTCAAGTGCCCCGGCAAGGCATAACGGCTTATTGACGTTGTCTACTATGATCCTTACACCTGTGTGGTGAAAAACCTCATCCAGCTTAGTTTGCTCCTCCTCAATAGCCCATTTTTCAACTTGATCCAATCTATCAAAATCAACCCTCACACCACGGCGTCGCATCCTCGCCAATACAGGCAAAAGCCGTGACTCAAGATTGTAGACATCCCAGAGGCCCTGCTCATCAATCTCCCGCTCTTGGCGCCTGAGCAATTGAAGAGGCAATCGCGCATCTTGAATACCATACTGAGCCACAAATCGAGCCGGCAACTTCCACATCTCACTTTTTGGATCCACGCCGTAGGCTTTTGCAGCATCATTCAGCATGGTTTCATCTTTTCCTGGTAGGCCCCGCCGTATGGCTATGTTGTCCAGAGAATAGGAGAATTGGAGTTCATCCAGCAATGGCTCCGCAATTTGACAATCTCGGAACCACTTTACTTGGGGGAACTCAATATCTGCCTCAGCCAAGTAATCCAAATCAAATTGGATGTTGGCACCACAAAGGTCGCCGGTGAAGTTCTTGGCTTGGTCGCGCAGGTACTGAAGCGCCATTTTAGGATTGTCGACATTGTCTCCACCCGCGTGCCTGATTGGCACATACTCGGCTGGCCCGTCCTCAATAGCAAATGAGTAACCACAGATGTACCCACCACGCCTGACGCTTGGCCCCAGCGTCTTCAGCTGATCGTCTCGACACTCAATGTCAATTGAGACTCGACCAGCATTTTGCCATGAAGGCAAATTTTGAACCCTTGGTGGGGTGTAGCCTCCCTCGGGCTTAAATAGTGGAATTTGAATTTGGATAGTTATCCTCCTTACAATAGGTTGCTAAAACCACACCAAGGTGGTTTTTGGTGCTTGTGTCGCACAGGAACGGAATAAACCACTGAAGATTGGGAGCCAAGTTAAGATTGTCAAGTTTTGAACTAATAAGGACGATCTCAACCCGCTCATCTGTTGTTGTCCTGGCACTCAATACAGCATGAGTGTTCCGGCCCCAGAAGCAATGGACAATGAAATCAGGGCCTTGTAGTTTGGTGAAAAGCGCCCAATCGGCCGGATCAGTTTTCACTCCGGTCTCCTCTTCAAATTCCCGCATTTGACACTCAAGCGGTGTCTCACCCGGCTCCAAATGCCCGCCGATCCCGTTCCACTGGCCCACTACGCACTTCGGCCCGTGGGCTTTGAGAATTAGCAGCACTTCCGTCATGCTCTCATTGAACATAAAGCCAATGGTATATTCTTGTTTGTGTTTGTGTTTCATGATTTCTCCTCAGCCATCGCACGCACAGCATCACAACCAGGATGACCGCAATGGATATCATCACAAGCGCCTTTCGGCTGGCGCTCAAGATTGTCCCGGTGATTCCCACCCTCGACAAGGCCCTGCTCACGCAGCGTCGATTCAATCAGCAGCAAATACCGCCTGGCGTCTCGGATGTCATCCACAAGGCCCTCAACTCTCGGATCGGCCTCAACAGCTTTGAAAATATCCCAACCGGCCTTTTCCACAGCCCGTTCCATCCGGTCAAACTTGCGGATCATAACCATATAAGCCCCTACTCCGCCACGTTTCTTCCAAGAGTCACCATAACTCTCATGTGCTTTCAGGAGCCCATCTGCATCTTCCTGGGCTATTACCGGAATGAATTTCAAATGTCCATCACTACTCGTTGTCGCCATATTTGCCCCTCTCAATTAGATAATCTGGGTATCGTTTCCACTTGTAATTTTTGTAAAACGTTTTTATAGCCGCTGGAATCCAATCCTCATCCATAATCCACATGGCCAATTGTTCCAAGGCGGGCTCAACCATTCGATTGCCCATTGCTATTTGCTCATGACACCAAAGCATCATCTCCAAAGCATCAATGGCCCGAGCCCAAGCACGTTCTGTCGAGGACAAATTACGAGTTGATGGTAGGCTCATCTCATCCTCTAAACTTATTTCGGCTTCTTGAACACCTTGCATTATTAAAGGGAACATGGCCTTGGCCGAAGCTGGTATGTCTCCTGTCCATCGCTCCGTTACATCATGATGAAGCATATAGACAATGAGCCTTCGTGATGCTTTAGGGTATAATTCCAAAAGCAACATAGTAGCATTCCAACTGTGACTGGCTACTGTAATACTTCCATGATGCGGGACTACATGCCATCGCTCTATGGCCCCGGCCTCACGTCGCATTGCTACATTCTCGTAGACTGTCATTTAGCTCTCCTTTCAAGCCATTCCCATCCCGCCTTCAGCCAATCAGAATCTACAGGCATGTTCTTCGCCAATATGCTTTGAGCAACATTGACTCGGTCAGCCTGTTTGGCTTTATAGGCTCGAATAGCCTGTAACAGTGGATTTGCTATATTGCGACAGAACCAATCAGTCATGCCCAGGGGCATATCTGTGTCAAGTAGTGTCGCAACGTTGCTGTCAAATGTTGCCACGTCCCCATCAAGGATAAGTGGGGTGGGCTTCGCAATACCCCTTTCATATGGACAACTGTTCTCGTAGTTAAAGGATATTGGGTGTACCATTTTCTCCATCAATTCTCTATGATGATCAAGGTACAGGTGAAGATTGTTGGTCACCTGCCAGTATTTACCAACCTCACAACCAATCATGACTGCCAGATATTCCTGGAGCATTGAGAAGTGAACCGCGTTGGCTCCCAAAGCACCCCAGACGGCATCATTGGAACGATTTGTGACCGTCATGTCCAATGCCCCGGTGTCCGTCCGGCTGAAGTATGCCTGCGTGTTGCAAGGTACGTCTTTTGAATTAGAGCCTAAATCTTGATCCCCGTCCCACATTGATAAAACCTGTCGCCGGTCATATCGGTCTTTGGCCAATGCTTGAGCTATACGTGTCAACTGATCAAAACCGTAATGTTGACGCCAGCGGTAGCCATAAGCCCCGTTAAAAGTATCCCCATCATCTGAAAAATTGGCCATGTTCCGAACGATCCCGGCAGGAAAAGCCACGTCATTCCGGCCCGCCAACATCCACAAAGCCTCAAGGCAATGGAAAAATGGGTTGGCATTACGCTCTGGCCAGAACATCACCCGTTCTTTTGGCTTCTCGTAACAAATTGTCACAGGCCCCGGCACCTTGAGAACCGGCCCGTTGCGACTGTCCCTGGCCACGCCTTGGGTCTTAATCAGATACATGACCTTGGGCAAAGCCTGGTGTACGTTCCGTGTGTTTATGACTTGCATACTGCCCATCTCCTCTTTGAATTCTCACTCATCGTCATTACTTCCAAATGGTCTGGGTTACAACAGGCCCGACTCCGACAGCCGTGGTCAATGGTCATGCCCTCGGGAATATCACCTTTGAAGACTGCATAAGCAATTCGGTGAACCCAATGGCTCTTACCGTTATATTTGATCTTACCATAGCCATGCTCATCTTTACATTTTTGCCATTCCCAGCAACCGGTCTCATTGTTTTTTCTTGAGACCATTCAATAGTCGCAAGGTCAAATCCCTGTCAAATATTGCTGGCATCGCATGACCACTGTTGATTTTTCTCATATTTGCCATACTTAAAGTATACGCTATAAGATTGGAAAAGCAAATTTATTTTCCAGAATATTTTCGTTTCATGCGTTTTCCAAGCATAGCCACCTTGGTATACTTAGCATGCTCGCACAGCCAATGCTCAACCGTTCGCATTTCCCAATGAGGCCAATGGTTCGGCCACCAATACGTGCCAGCAGCCGTGACGATCTGCTGCATACAATCCACGGCCGCTGCTCGATCCGCAGCGCTCCCGTACGAGACCTTTTCACCCACCAATCGGCTGAGACCCAAACAAGCCCCTGGCCCAGGAGAGGCCCATGTTATGATGTCCGGTGCGTTTTCAAGCAGATAGGTGTGCCGTAGGTCTGTGACAATCTCGTATGCCATGAATGGGCCAAAGCAATCGGCCGGTAGGAGCATCTCAAAAACTTCTTGGAGACTGGTGCGGCCTGGTTGAATAAGCTGGATACGTCGATCATTATCCTGAGCCGCATCATCAATTAACTTGAGACAGCCGGGTAGTTTCGCCATTCCATATGGTGTGTGAACCATATAGCCTGCCCCACATAGCGGTGATGTACCTTCAAGTGCGACCTCGGCCTGAGTACGATCCCACCAACGATCAAAAACCCCGGCCGATAATAACTTCTCCAGTGTGGAGATTTTATTGAACAACCGGCAGGCAACCATCATCCAGAACACGCATGAGTCATTTCTGTGTGGCTCCCGGATATGCTCCTTGATCCATTTGGTAGTTTTGTCATCCTCACGGAACACATTGCAAAAGAACCAATCCTGGAACACCGGGTCATTAGACCAAGGCTTTGGCATCCCGGCGTTTTTCCGCAGCATAATCCGGTATCGCTCACGAGCCGTGCGGAAGTATTCAGCAACCTCGGATTCTATCAAAGTGAATTCTTTCATATATTCAATTCCTCAGCTATGCGATTGAAAGCACTGGCTCTTGAGTGCCGCTCAGCATTCAACCCGGCCTGGATGAAATGAGCCATAATCCGTTGATTGGTGCCGTGTTTTGAGATAGTGCCCTTTGGGTTGACGTCCTCAGTATCTGGCTTCTTAGCCCGTCGTCTTTCGTTGACACACCGTAGGCACTCATCAACTGGCACATCCAGTCCGACAATGAGGTGTTCATACTCTTGAGCCAATTTTGTCATATGGTTCTTATCAGTGCTCAAAAGCAAGCCCTCAAACAGCACATCATATCCTGCATCATGTGCGTCTCTCACGGCCTGAAACACCTCATCATAGGTCTTGATGGTATCACAGCCACCACAAGGTGATTCATAGTGCCCGATGACGATAAGGGCCTTGCCTGGTGGATTCTGCGGCCCACGGGCAAGAATGTAACCAAAAGGCTGCCTGCGGCCCGGCCGTTTGATTCTGGAGCGACAACCGGTGTATTGCTCCATCACCCGTCGGGCCAGGGTAGACTTCCCTGACCCGCTTGTTCCTCGGATGTTAATTATCATAGGTTCTCCATTGTCCACAACTCGGGCACTGGACAGGCTTGGCCAATGTTATGGGTATTACAGGTGGTACTCCATTCATCACCTCGTGTATGCGGTAATTGATGTGGTAGTCCTTTACCAAGAATCCCAGATCCCTCGTTGCTTTCTCAGCCACTTTTCTGTAGGTCAACCCTGACCCCGCCAACCTTGTTCTGTTTCTTCTCAACCAATCACACAACTTTTCAGCTTTTTGAGGTTTCAGTATAGCCATTGTCTATTCTCCTAAATTAGGCCACATTGTGGCGGTTATTATTATTATTGCTGCCCAGGAGTGTGCACTGGGCGGGGCTCCTACAATGTTCTTCCCGAAAGGATGAACCAGAGCCCCAGTATGGTGTTAAGTGTCTTCATGTTTTCTCCTCATTAAAGTTATTGTTCGCTCCATACTTAAAGCATACGATATAGGAATGAGAATCAAAATTTATTTTGGCATATATTCTCGAAATTCTCTTGTCGATGTAAATCCGGCCCAGGGTGCAAGACCTTCGTTGATCTCGATTGTATCCTTGAGCAGCGGGTAGTGCCCGTTCATGTGCGATTTCCACTTACACAGCACGGTCTCAACTTCTTGAAGGCCCACCGGCCGGTCATACAGCGGTGGTGCCTTGAACTCTTTGAATTCATCCGTGAGCGTGGCCACAACTTGGCCGATGGTGGCCGGCAGGTCTTTTGGTCGGGCCTCTTTGCCATAACCTGTTGCTTGACGCCAGAGCATGATCACAGCCTTAACCGGGTCTTTGAACATGAAGATGGCCGCCTGGTCAAAATCAACCGATATACCAAGTATCCGGTCGATCATATCAGCAACCTTGAAGCCAATCCATGGGCCAAATCCTCGGTGCTGTTTGACTCTGTCACATATCGCCTTGAAGCATTGCGTTTCAAGGTGATTCTCACCGATGATGAAGTCAACCATATCCTCGGGCCTGTTGTAGTTGAGATTCAACATCGTAACGGCGTCTGTAGCGTTCTTACCTCGGAAACGTCGGCGCTCAGCCCCTCTTGGGTATCTACAACCTGCTGGGCACTCAACCTCATTTTCGGCCGCCACAAACATCTCATTCCAATATTGGTCACGCTCAAATTCGCTGATATAGCTGGCAAAACCGCAATTGTAGAAGCACCAATATGCTACCAGCCACCGTTTGATCTGATCCAATGTCCAGATATCCTGCGACAGGAGCTTGTGAAGGGCCACATACACCGGATCGAGGTCATTGGTCTCAAGCAATTGCCGGCCGAAGTCCTGAATGTTCAATTTCTCATACGCCATCACTCACATTCCTTCCTGCCGGTCTCTTTGTCAAGTCGGCATGAGCTTTCGTTGTCCGTTGAGGTAATGATCCCGGCCCGTTTGCCGCCCACTTGGTAAGTCGCCAGGCCCTTACAGCCCAACTCCCAGGCCCTCATGTACAGACTCTTGAAGTCAACCCATGGTGTGTTGCTGGGTACGTTACAGGTTTTACTTACGGCCGAGTCAACGTTGGCCGAGGCACAAGCCAAGACGGCCAAGTGCTCATCTATCGTTACGTCCTGAGCCCGCTTGCCCTTCACTCCAAATACCCGCACTCCATAATCCTCGAAATTGGTCTCAACATCACCCTCGGGCATCTTCACCAATCGTTTTTGGTTGTAGGCGAACACCGGCTCAATCCCGGACGAAACGTTGTCAGCACACAGGCTAATTGTCCCGGTTGGTGCGATTGAGGTCAAGTGACTGTTACGGATACCATGAGCCGCAATCAAGGCCCTGGTTTCTGCATCAAGGCCCTGGATAAATGGGGCCGCAAGATATTTGTCTGTGTCATATCTTGGAAAAGAGCCTTTCTCACTTGCCAACAGAGCCGAGGCCCTGTATGCTTCCCGAGCCAAAGTCTGGAGAATTTGTTCAGTCATGCGGATAAAACTTTTTGAACCATAAGGCATACCCAAAACCTCAACCGCATTGGCCAGACCAGTAACACCAAGACCCATTCGCCGCGTGGCCTTGGCCATCTTCTCTTGCTCATATAGCGGGAATGAGGCAAGGTCAGTTACATTGTCCATTGCTCGGACTACATGTGGAATATCGGCCCTGAATTGCTCAAAGTCAAATATTTGATGGCTCTGGCCTGCCAATTCGGTGATATATTTGGTCAGGTTGAATGAGCCCAGGAGACATGCTCCGTGGGCTGGCAAAGGCTGTTCGCCGCATGGGTTAGTCGCAATGATTTCCTCACAATAGCTGAGATTGTTCATCCGGTTGACCGTGTCGATGAAAATGATCCCTGGCTCGGCCCAGTCCCAAGCAGACCGCATCAACATCTCCCACAGGGCCTTGGCATCAATTTCTCGATAAACCCGGCCCCCAAATCGCAATGCAAACCGACTGCCAAATTTGACCGCTTTCATAAATTTATCAGTGACAGCCACACTGATATTGAAGCCAGTCAGTTGATAAACGGCCTGGAGCGCGGTGTACCACTGTCGCCATTCAACGGTGTTCGGTTCTGCCTTGGCCAATTGCTCCATGATAGGTTCAGCCGCCTTTGGGGGCTGCTTGGCGTGAATGAACTCCTCAATATCTGGGTGGTCAACCCTCATAACACCCATCTGAGCACCACGTCGGTGGCCAGATGATGCGATACACCGGCAGATTGCATCATATATCTCCATAAATGAAATCGGCCCTGATGAGCTTGACTGTAGCTTTTTGATGTAGGCCCCGCGCGGTCTCAACGTGCTGAAGTCATACCCAATTCCACCACCCATCCTCATTGTGGTGGCAGCCTCTTTGGCTATATCCATGATGGAGCCCCGGCCGTCAACGAATGAATCCTCAATCCGGCCTGAGACAAAGCAGTTATAGGCCGTCACCGCATGGCCCTTGGTCGATCCGATGGCTCCTTGAATACGACCACCCGGCATGAATCTCATGTCAAGCAGGGTATCACGGAAAGCCTTGAAATGGTCTGGGTTATCAGCCAAGGCCCCGGCCAACCGGTTCATCGCTTCTTTGAATGATTCACCCTTGCTACGATACTTTTCTTGGTGAATTGCCTCTGAAAAATCTAATGTTGGTGCCATTTATTCTCCTCTATGCTCTACAAATTATCACCTTATCAGCCGCCCGTGTGATGGCAGTATACAGCCACCGTCTACTGTGGTCTTTTTGCCGGAACACCCAACTTTCATCGAATATAAACACATTCGACCATTGCGATCCCTGGGCCTTGTGCGTGGTCAAGGCATAGCCATAATCGAAACACTGGGCCTCTCTGATTTCGTAATACGGCAGTTTGTCCTCAATGCCCAGGAAGTAATGGGTGTGGGCCGAGACTGTGGTTTTGCCAAACTCACCCTCAACCGATAACGACATCAAATCTACCCCATCAAGTTTATCTGCGTGTGTGACTTCCCAAAGGGTGCCGTTGAGCAGGCCCTCTTCATGATCATTTCGCAGGCACACTACTTTGTCCCCAGTCACTGGTAGTGGATCGTTCCCATAGCCCAGGAGTCGCCGCATCTTGTCGTTGACTTTTCGCCGGGTGATGTTCTTGCCCACCAGAATTTGGTCAGCCCTGGTTACCAAATCCTCGGGTGGCTTACCATCAATCACCAGGCTGTCCCCATATTGGCCCGCCTGTAGGTGTTCGCCTTGTCTCACCTTGGTGGCCAGGTCGATGACGGGATTGCCAGCAGCCTGTCGGTGAATTTCTGTCAGCATCACGTCCGGTTCAGCATTGGTGAAGAAGCCGCCACCCATGACTGGCGGTAATTGGGCCGGGTCTCCCAACACCAATATTGGTACGTCAAAGCTGAGCAAGTCCTCACCAATCCTTTTATCCACCATAGAGCATTCATCAATCACAACAAGGTCAGCACCACGAATTTCTGAGTCAGGATTGAGAACAAAAGATGGCCGTTTGAGCCGTTCCTGCTCCTCACGAATTTCGGTTTTCAGCCTCTTAACCTCTGAATTATCGTCCATGGGTGGCGGGTCGGGAGTCCGATACTCAGGTTCATGACTCAGTTCATTGATGACTTCGGCCAACGCACTTTGAAGCTCAAGCAACGTGGCTCGGGATTTACTTGAGGGCATATAGATAAGGCTGTGAATGGTACTGGCTCCACGACAACCCTTATTTCGCATCACTGAGGCTGCCTTGCCAGTATAGGCTGCGAATTGAACACGACCAACTCCCGAGGCCAAGTGCGTTGCCAGTGTGGTTTTGCCCACTCCAGCATACCCGAACAACCGAAACACAGGTTGGTCTGCCTTTTTCCGCCACTGGTTGACGGCGTCGATTGCTTTAATTTGTTGAGGACTCCATTTCATATTTCACCCCACAGAGGTCGTCATCAACGGCCCCTGTGGGGTGGCCGTGCCCTTGATGAGCACGGCCGGAGTGGGGGTTGATTTAGAACGGTTCATCCCCATCTGATTTTTCCTGCTGATCTGCCGCTGACTGATGGTCAGCTTTGGCCCGGCCACCGTGGACAGCTTCCACGAGTGCCTTGCCCTCAACAAGCAAACCCTCAAATTCAGTACCCGGCAGATTGGCGCTGGCGGCCATATCGCCGCAAGCCGGTTCAATCTTGAGATTGAAATACGGCTGGCCCTTTTTGTTCTTATCAGGCACCGATGTAATTTTGAACCTGAAAGCAAACATCGGCGGAGTGCCTTTGATGGTGCGAATCCGTGTCATGAGTTGGGCCTTGTACACCTTGATCTTACTGGATGAGAAGCCAATAACGATAGGCGTCTCAACGGTCTTGCCCTCAGCACCCTCGATGAGCAGACCATAGACATAGTGGGTCTCAAGAAGGTCGTTGCCCTCATCCGTCGTGAGCCTGAACTGATCCGTTGCTGCCCGCTTACAAGCAAGAACAAACTCCGAATTGGGCTCGTGCATCGCAACAAGGCCCCCACCCTTATCGCGCGGCACCCATTCGACAAACTTGCTTTCCTTACAACAGGCCACGAAAAAGGCCGTGGTGCCATCACCAATCAGCTCATTGGTGACTGTGTTGAATAACTGACCAGGTTTGGCACCATCGATGAACTTGGCATCGCCTGCCTGAACCTGCGGACTGAGGGCCTGGATCAAGCCCAGGAATGGGATTGATACATCGGCCTGTGTGACATTCTCCATCCCTGCCCCGGCGAACTCACCAAAATCCTGAGTCGCCAATGCTGCGTTTCTGTTTGCTAAATCATTGCTCATACTTATGCTCCTACAATACTGTTGTGCGGTGGACTCTTTTAGGCGCTCCAGCGCGTGGCGCCTCACTCTGGTAGAGTGACTTTTGTTGATCGTTGATCATAGATTCCAAAGATATCAGCCGGAACTTCATGGCCATCCTTGAGTTGCCGCCGTGCCCAGGCCGTGAGGCTTGCTGCCTCAACTTTCATTTCTTGCTTAGCCCCGGCACCAAGGTTCCGTTCAACCAGTTCCTTCAATAATGCCTCAGCACTTTTGCCCTCAGCCGCATTGAATGCCACCATTACAGTGCGCTTGATGAGTCCGCTATGGTTATTCTTTAAGAGCCAAGCATAGGCCTCGGCCTTGCGTTTGCCGATAGAAGCGCGAATGGTGCTCTTGACCTCAATCTTGACTCCAGCCTTGGTTGTGAAATCACTAAGCCCCAATTCATCCATATAGGCCGGAATATCAAATTCATCCAACTGCCGCAACTGCTCTTGAGCCGTTTTGAGAGCCTTTTGAGCATTGGCCACGTCAATCTCAGCCTGAGTCAATCGTACTACCAACTCGTTCAATTTCGCAAAGGCATCCTCTTTTGGGCCACCATCAGCACGAAAATCTGCGTATGGGTCTATTGTCATTATATTTCTCCTCTTAATTAAAGTATACGCTATAGATTAGAAAAGCAAAATGGAAAATATTAAATCCAATCTTTCATCGTATCCCCCTGAATAACTTGTGAAATATGAAGGCCCTTGCGCAGGGTCTCAATGATCCGAGTATCAGCCGTCCCCCGAGCACACAAATCAATGTAATGGACTTTGTCCTCTTGGCCAATTCTATGCGGCCGATCTTCTGATTGCAACCGATTTGTTAAATTAAAATCGTTGCTATAGTAGATACACGTTTTAGCCTGATTCAGCGTATAGCCCATGCCGATTGCGGCCGGTGACGCTATGAGAAATTGTACATCCCCTGCTTTCCATCGGTCAAGTGCCGCGTCCCTTGGTTTGCCAGTCACGGTTCCATTGACCATCACACTGTTGTTTCGGAACAATTTATGCTCATGGATGAGTCGATGATCCTCTTGGAATCGTGCCCATATGATAGTTTGATGACCTAAGTCTTCACAAATCTCGGCAACCAAGTCCAATCGAGGATTGCCACCCGGTATTGGCACCAAGGCATCATCATCATCTGAGCCTGGCAAATAGCCGCAAATGATTTGCTGAAGCCGCAGGAGCCGGACAATGGCCAATTCGGCAGTGAGCGTGCCCAGGGCTGACTCAATTTCATATTCTTGAATCATCTGCTGATATAATTGTTTTTGTTTGGGAGTCAACTCAACATACCGCTTGCTGTATATCTTTGGTGGTAGGTCAAGCACCTGATCCTTGGTCAGTCGCGTTCCGAGCCGCAACAACTCATGATTCAGAATATCCAGATTCTTATAGGCCACGCATTTCGGGAACGAACGATCTTCACTAAGATGAACGGTCTCCCAAATTCCGAAAAAGGCTTTGAACGTGGCGAAATCGCTAATGCCATATTGACGCCACACATCTGGCTCCAGAAAACGCAACTGGTTATAAGTCTTGAACGGTTTTCCGGCCGTCGGTGTCCCGGTGAGAATACGCTTAAATGGGGCCACTGTCTTACTGCCTAAAATACGCTTTGACCACTTGGCCCCCGGTTCCCCAATCCGATGGGATTCATCAAGCACGTACATACACCGCCGCTGTTTCAAAAAGGCTTTCCACGCCTTTTGGCCCCGCTTAGTCCAGATGGCATTATAGCTCATGACCAAGACGCTCAAGCCGTCATGCTTGAGCGTCTCCTCAAAGGCCCTCATATGCCGCTGAGCATCAGTACTATACCAAACATGTGACTTCACCTGTGTCATAACTCGATCTGGCATGTGAGCAACCATCTCATCGGACACCCAATTGCGGTGGACACCGTTGGGAGCAATAACCATCAGGCCGTCAATTTCCTTTTGCTCGTATAAATAGGCCGTGGAATCAATCACGGGCTTGGTCTTGCCCACACCCTGCTCCCAGAGGATAGCACGCACCGGGTCAGCCCCGTGATGCGTGAATTCCTCGTGCTGATGATCGAACGGTTTTGTTTTGTATTTGTAGGTCATTAGATTCCAGGAGAAATTTCAAAACATGTATCAGGCCATCTTGCCTTAATGGCTGCCCGTTGGGCAGTGGTGTATAATAAATGCTCATTAGCCCAATTGGGCTTCCAGAATTGTGTTCTCTTTTCGGGCTTAAACGGGCCCATTGCTTCTTCACCATAGTTACCTTCATGCATACCAGAGCCCAGTAACCAACTACCTGGGTCGCCATCCACACAAAGCACCTTTCTATCTTTTGTCTCGTTTATCATTTTACCTCACCCTCAATACTGTTATGCCTACGACCTCATTGAAACGATACCCCACTGTAACAGAAAGTTGACCAAACTCGTGAGAGAATCCCTGAAGAGTCCTGACCTGAAAACCATCACCATCAACATAGTCTTCGGCAAAACTGGCCTGTGCTTCTTGTGCTTCTTGAATGTCGTGTGCTGAGTACTCATGCCAGGCTCTCAACTCAGCTTGGAATAAATTCCCATCACCAAACAGAGTATAGGTCGATCCGTTCTCACAATAGATAATTATCTGCCATATTTGTTCCATAATCTCTCCTCAATCGACATCGATATGGGCCTCAATATGTTTTTCCAACTCATCCAATATTTCCTGACCATCAGCGTAGGCCCAGGGTGGGATTGGCCCACCGGTATCGATAAACTGCTGTACCACGCAATCCCGAATTTCGGCTGCTGTCATATCAATATGAAGGCTGACCTCACTCCAAGACGTTTCCCAGTAGGTAGCCAATCCAATCTCGATTGAACCGCTCACAGGAACCATCTGAAATTTGAGCACGGTCTCTTTGTACTCAATGTTGATGTCAATTTCTGTGTTGATGTGTGTTAACATCCCGCTGTCACTCCAATTTCCCAAGCTTTGAAATCCTCGCCAGTCAGCCCCTTGCTAATGAAGGCCGCAAAGATATTGATTTGCCTTGTGTGGGTGTTACAATAGACCATGATCTTATTGCCAATGGTCTCAACTGTGATGGCCTTGATACTGTCCTCACGATGCTGGCCAAACTCATTGAACACCGGCTTGGGAGTCGGTTTGCCCCGCTTATGACTCAGACCAAGTATACGTCGCCGTCCCCTCACAGCCGCAATTGTCCGCTTGAGATGCCGAGCAATAACGTCATCAGGCAAGTCTCTACGCTCCACAACAAACTTGATCTCCTCACGAGTCCAAAGCTGCCTGAGCCGATCTGCCCCCGGCCGTGTCCTGTCGTTCTTGGCTGACTCGTTGGTTGCTCGACAAATTTGGCACACTTTACGTCTCCCGTTGCGGCGTTTCCACACACCAAAATCATCCAACGGCAGCGTCTTGCCGCATGGCCCTTCGCATTTCTGTTTCTTAGCCGTTGAAGTTATGCTATGGGTAAATTGTAATTGTGCCTGTGTTTTTCCTTTTCCATATGATTGCCACATGTTATTGTTCCTCAGCAATGTGCTATGAATACGAGCGCCGTCAATATCAACATATTCCTGACTGATATGGTATTGAACGGCCCGCCCTCTGTGTGGTAGAACACCCACCACTTATTTTGTAATTTAGTCCACATATTATTTGGCCTCGCAATTCTTAATATTGCTACTCCCACAATCGCAATACAGAACATAGTACCCTTCAGAATCTTTACGGCCCATGAGTTCCGTCTCTTTTGTGACCTTTCCACAAACCTGACATTTGTATTCTTGCTCGCTCATACTTAAAGTATACGCTATAAATTAGAGAAGCAAAATAGAAAATAAATATATTTTCACTTATTTATTCACCCTTCGATCATCGGCCTCAACACGCGTATTTACCGGGTTTGGGCCACCCCCTCTTGTGTTAGCTGCTTCCATATCAGCACGATGGCGTTTTACTCGCTTTGGGTCGCATTTAGGGCCGTGCCACCCATATTTACCGCAAATATAGCAATAATTTCTCATTTTATCCCCCATTCTTTTTCTTCAATATCAGGAGCCCCGGCCCCCATTTCCATCAAGAGTGCCAATCCCAAATCTGCAACCTTATTCCGGCCCACGCCATGGATGTTGGTGGGTTGAGCCTTGACCGTCTTCAAAATAGCATTGCCACACCGCTTACAACGTATACGATCTGCTGGATTCTTTTTGGGGACAATCGTTAGATGTTCACAAACTGAACATTGCATGAGCTTTTCGCCAGCCATGAGCATGATCATTTCCATACCCCCAATTCTACAACATCGGCCCCAACGATTCCATCCTCAGCCGTCCTGAACCGTTCACAATGTACCTCATCTGGATAGGCAATATCTGCATCTCGATCTACTTCAGACGTGGGCCGCAATGAGCATTTAGCACCACACTCAGCCCTGTGGTCACAAAATTGATCAACATGATCACCTAATTTAGCTTTGCTTTTGTCATAGCCGTTTGGAAAATCCATATCATCTCCTATTTGAAATATTTGATTGATATTTCATGGGTGCGCCTTCGATACCAGGCATCACCAACTGAAGTGCACTTGACTTTGACTGGAGCCTGTTCACCCCATCGTTGAACAACCCAGGCCGAAGTTAGGAACTTGTCCGCATACTTCTGTGCCTCAACCAAAGAAGCAAATTGTTGAAAAGTAACCCGGTCATTGTTCCTGAAGGCGTTCTCAGCACGATACAGCTTTTTCCTTTGAGAATCCCACCAGTGGGATAGGAATGATCTGCTCTGCTTCTTGAGATGTTCCTTCTCAGAGAATCAACGAACTTGTACAACTCGATATATTCATTTAGAATTTCGGTTGACTGCAAAGCGTATTAC